AATAAATATTCATGCTGTTGCTCCTTCAAGCGATAGAGTAGGTGGGATTGCAGTCCGTGATCTACACTGTTATTTATTGACTTTGTATGAATATTGTTTTATAATCATATTATGACAAACTTGTTCAAAAAAGCAGCAATATTCAGTGATCTCCATGTTGGTCAAAAATCAAATAGCCAAGTACATAATGAAGATTGTTTGAGATATATTGATTGGTTTATCAATCTCGTAAAAACAAAAAACTGCGATACTATTTTGTTTTTAGGTGATTTTCATCATAATCGAAATTCAATTAACATCCAAACTATGGACTATAGTTTGCGTATATTAGAAAAATTAGATTCTGTTGGTTGTAGAATTATGGTGATTCCAGGAAATCATGATTTATTCTATAAAGATAAAAGAGCTATCAGTAGCATCAAATATATGTCAAAATTTAAGAACATTGAATTGATTAATGATCAGTATAGTGAAGGAGATGTTTGTTTTGTTCCATGGCTAATTGGCGAAGAACATAAGAACATGCGTAAGATCAAAGATCGTTATGTCATGGGACATTTTGAACTTCCTCGTTTTTTGATGAATTCTATGGTAGCGATGCCAGATCACGGCGAACTACGCAAGGATGATTTTGGACACGTTGACTTGGTGTTTACTGGACACTTCCACAAGCGACAAGTACAGGATAATGTACATTACATTGGTAATGCTTTCCCACATAACTTTGCTGATGCGTGGGACAATGATCGTGGCGCAGTTATCTTAGATTGGGGATCAAAGCCAGAATACTTTAACTGGACTGCGGGTCCCGAGTATCGCGTTATGAGCCTTGCTCAGTTAATTGATAATCCTGAAATATTCCTTAATGATCGCACCTATGCTCGTGTCAACTTGGACATCAGTATTAGCTATGAAGAAGCAAACTTCATTAAGGAAACTATGCTGGGACAATATGGCGCAAGAGAACTTAGCTTGATTCCACATAAGCAGGAACTTGACCTTAATGGAACACCAATTGATGTAGCGTTTGAATCAGTAGATCAAATTGTATTGAATCAAATTGAGTCAATTGACACCAAGCATTATGATCGTAAGATCTTAATGGAAATCTATACCGGACTATGATTAATAGCATTGCCATAGTGGGTGGTGGATTCGCTGGTTGGTATACAGCCGCAGCATTGCGCCACAATTTCCCCAATATCAAGCTAATCGTTATTGATAGCGACAAGTACCCACGTTTGGGAGTAGGTGAAACACTGGGTTACAGTGCGCCGTATGATTGGAAACGCCTACTGGGACTTAAGGATGACCGTATGCTTATGTGGCGTACCGGTGCTATCTACAAATATGGGNTAACTGCCACTGANTTTTGGCAGGATCACAAAAGCTTTAGCTATGGTAAATTCTTTAACCTCAAAGTTAGCTCGCTTACTAACTTTTACGGCAAGTTTGATTATCCAGAATTTTATGAACCCTGGAGTAAACGTGCTGGTGATGTGGGAATACAACAAGCTTGGATGACTATCAATCGCGACAACAACAAGACATTTGACGATTATATCCTGGAAGCTAACGAAACCAGCTATTTTACTAAAAATCCTGTTGCCCCCGTCAATGCAGAAGGCAATTATGTATTACGTCCAGATGAGGGTTACAGCTATCACATTGATGCCGAACAGTCTGTTGAGTTCTTAAAGGAACTTGCATTAACTGGCAACTGTGAACACATTACAAATACTGTAGTCAATTTTAGCCGTGGTATTGTACTTGAAAATGATCAAACAATTACAGCCGATCTGTATATTGACGCAAGTGGATTTAACCGCATACTGATTAGTAAAGTAAACAATACTTGGCATAACATGGGCAGTGAATATTGTAATACTGCTTGGGTATGTCCCACACGATATGACGATCCCGCTAAGGAAATGACAGGTGGTACTGAAATTTACGGTGAGGACCATGGTTGGCGTTTTAAAGTAAAACTTTATCACAGAATTGGCAATGGTTACATCTATAATCAAAACATGACAAGCGATGAAGTCCCATTACAGAAACTTTTAAATGAGACCGCAGGCGTTCGTATTGCTCAGCCCAGACAAATCAAATGGTCACCTGGGTATTACAAGACCAGTTGGGTTGATAACGTAGTTCCACTTGGAATCAGTGCTGGATTTGTTGACCCATATGATGCCCCTACATTTGATATACACAGTCGATCACTTGAAGATCTATTTGCTGCATTAAAGCTGGATACAGTAGATGCAGCAAGGAATCAGTTTAATAAGAATCAACAGTTGGTTGTTGAGGAACGTAACCTACGACTGCTGTTTAACTTTGGACTTAGCAAGCGTCGTGGTGCATGGTGGGATAGTCGTCGTGCAATGATTGATATGCAACAGCTTGAAGACATTGTTAATGAGCAGCGCACAGACATTGAGGGACGACTGCCTCATTTTTGGCATCAGATGTATTATCGTATGAGTATTGCATGTGATGTTGATAGATCAAAGTTTAATCCTACTATAATGTCTGATGCTGATAGGCAGATGGCAGAAGCGTTCTTTGCATATAATAAAGCAAGAAATCAGTATATTAGCCAGCAATGCTGGCCCAACTACTATGAATGGTTAAAGAAGAATAGATTTAATGAGTCGTCTAGCAGCGACGTTTTTAATAGACTTTCCTAACACAAACATATAGAGTGATATTAATGATTAAGATTAAAAACTTAACAGTAAAGAATTTCATGAGCGTGGGCAATGCGACCCAAGCCGTGGACTTTGACCGTAGAGATCTAACTCTCGTACTTGGTGAAAACTTAGATTTAGGAGGTGATGATTCTGGTGCTAGAAATGGCACGGGTAAAACCACAATCATCAATGCTTTGAGCTATGGACTCTACGGTCAAGCACTTACTAACATCAAACGTGATAATCTTATTAACAAAACCAACGCTAAGAATATGATGGTGACCGTTGACTTTGAAGTCAATGGACAGGAATATAAAATTGAGCGCGGACGCAAGTCAAATGTCCTAAAACTGTATGTTAACGGCGAAGAGAAAGATGGCTATCAGGATGATAGTCAAGGCGATAGTCGTGAGACACAGCAGGACATCGAACGTATATTGGGCATGTCACATGACATGTTTAAGCACGTTCTTGCGCTCAACACTTACACTGAACCTTTCCTCAGTATGCGAGCCAATGATCAACGCAATGTTATTGAGCAGCTATTGGGCATTACAATTCTCAGTGAAAAAGCTGATAGGCTTAAGGAATTTGTAAAGTCCACTAAGGAATCAATTACCGAGGAAGAGATTCGCATCAAGGCAGTACAGGATGCCAACAAGCGCATTGAAGATCAAATTGAAAATCTCAAGCGCAGGCAAAAGCTCTGGCATTCCAAACATGAAGAGGATGTACTGACACTTGAGCGTGGGCTAATGGACCTCGCCAATGTTGATATTGAAGCTGAGATCCTGGCTCACAAGGAATTAACTGCTTATCATGAACGTGTTAAAAAGAAAACAGAATGCGACAAGTGGCTGCGCAGCTTAACAGCTGACTATGCCAAAGAAGAAAAGCGGTATCAGAAGCTCGCAGAAGAAATAGAAGATCTCAACAATCATACTTGTTATGCTTGTGGATCAACACTGCATGATGCCAATAAAGGTATGATACTGGAAGGCAAAGTCAAGCAATATAGCGATTGCCAAACTCAAATGCTTGCTCTTCAAGAGAAAGCCAATGAGTATCAGGATCAATTGAATAGCATTGGTTCAATTGTAACTGCTCCTAAGGTTATCTATGACACCTTAGAGAAAGCATTAAGCCATCGCAGTACACTTGAGAAACTGGTTGAGCAACTTGATCGTAAACGTGATGACCAAGACCCATATGCTGAACAGATTGTTGACATGGAAACTACAGCAATTGAGCAAGTGACATGGGATCAAATTAATGTACTCACACAGTTTAAAGAGCATCAGGAGTTTCTACTCAAACTACTGACCAACAAGGATAGCTTTGTTCGCAAGCGCATCATTGATCAGAACCTTGCTTATCTCAATACTCGACTGGGTGCTTATCTACAGGCAATTGGATTGCCGCATGAAGTCAAGTTCCTGAATGATCTCACAGTAGAAATCACAGAGTTAGGTAGGGAACTTGATTTCGATAATCTTAGTCGTGGTGAACGTAATCGTCTTATACTTTCGTTAAGTTTTGCATTTAGAGATGTATGGGAAAGCTTGTATAGCCCCATCAATCTACTGTTTATTGACGAGATGATTGACAGTGGCATGGACTCAAGTGGTGTTGAGAACAGTCTAGCTATTCTCAAGAAGATGGCACGTGAGCGCAATAAAAGCATTTTCCTTGTAAGTCACAAGGATGAATTAGCTGGGCGTGTCAACAATGTCATGAAGGTTATCAAGGAAAATGGCTTCACCAGCTACGATAATTTTTCTGATTAATTGTTAAAAAAACTGCTGTTTGTAATAAAACCGTCATATTAGTGTGTTTAAATAAGGCTCGCATAACAAGGAGTCTCATTTATGCTAAAGAAGATGACATTAGCAATTGCAAGTTTGATGCTTGCAACATCGGTACAAGCAGCAGATATTACAGGAGCAGGTTCAACATTTGCTTTCCCTATTATTTCAAAATGGTCAGATTCATATAAGACTTCAACTGGTAATCAAGTAAATTATCAATCAATAGGTAGTGGTGCTGGTATCAAGCAGATACAGGCCAAGACAGTGACATTTGGAGCTACTGATATGCCACTGGGACTAGAGGATCTACTAAAGTACCGTTTCGTCCAATGGCCAGAGATTATGGGCGGTATTGTACTAGCTATCAATGTTGAAGGAGTTAAGAGTGGTGATTTAACACTCGACGGCACTACTATTGCTAATATCTATCTTGGCAAGATCAAGAAGTGGAACGATACTGCTATCGCAAAGTTAAACCCAGCAGTTAAGCTACCCGATGCACCAATCACAGTAGTGCGTCGTAGTGATGGATCCGGGACTACATTTAACTTTACTAACTATCTAAGCAAGGTTAGTGCTGATTGGAAGAATGGACCAGGAGAAGGCGCTGCTATTGAATGGCCAGTTGGTGTAGGTGCTAAGGGCAATGACGGTGTAGCATCTAATGTACAGCAGAGCAAGAACAGCATTGGTTATGTTGAATATGCTTATGCCAAACAAAATAAACTAACAACTACTAAAATGATCAATGCTGCTGGCAAGACAGTTGAGCCAACAGTTAAGTCATTCAGCTCGGCAGCAGCCAAGGCAGATTGGAACAGCGTTCCGGGATTCGGTGTAGTGCTTACTAATCAGTTGGGAGATGATTCCTGGCCCTTGACTGCTGCCACATTCGTCCTAATGTATTCTGAACCTTCAGATCCCGCAGCCAGCAGAGAAGCTATTGCTTTCTTTAACTGGGCGTTTAGTAATGGAAATAAGTCTGCTGAAGACCTTGACTATATTCCAATGCCTGCTAATGTAGTTAAGGAAATCAAGAATACAGTATGGACAACCATAAAGCACTAACATGGGCATATCATTCGTTATCCCATGTTATAATGAAGAGAAGTATATAAGAGATTGTATACGCTCAATCGTGAGGGAGGCTTCCAGTCTCCCTCACTACGAGATCATCGTAGTTGACAATAACTGCACAGATCAAACTGTTCTAATTGCCATGCAAGAAGGTGTAACAGTTGTTTCAGAAAGACAAAAAGGAGTTGTATTCGCCCGTCAGAAAGGCTACGAGACTGCCCAATATAATCTAATAGCAAACATTGACGCTGATTCGAGATTATGCGACGGCTGGATTGAAACAGCATTGTTAAAAATTGCCGATCCTGGAGTTGCTGCTGTTACAGGTCCTTTAGTATATGATGATGTGTCACGTTCGCTTGCTATATCAACTAAGATATATTATTATCTTGCTTGGTTCAGCAACAGTTTCATTGGTGTGTTCTTACAGGGCGGCAATTCCCTAATAAAGAAAGCAGCATTAGATGCCACCAATGGATATGATACAAGTATAGCGTTCTATGGTGAAGACACAATGACTGCTAAACGTCTTGAAAAATTTGGTATGATCAAGTTTGCTATGAAACTAAAATTACATTCAAGTCCAAGACGATTAAAAGATCAAGGGGTGTTTACTACAACTTGGTTATACTTTAAGAATTATCTATCAGTGACATTTAAAGATCGAGCAGTTACTAATACCTACAAGGACTTTAGATGAATTCTTATCGATCTGTATTCATATCTGATATACATCTTGGAACTAAAATGAGCCAAGCAGATCAACTGCTGGAATTCATGAAGACTTTCGAATGCGAGAAGATATATCTCGTGGGCGATATCATTGACTGTTGGGCAATGAGCAAGAAGAAGATATGGAGTCAGTTCCACAGCGATGTCATACAGAAATTATTGCGTCGTGCTCGCAAAGGTGTTGAGGTAGTTTACATCCCAGGTAATCATGATGATCTACTGCGTGAATACTGCGATGCTGAGTTTGGACATATCATATTAGTCGAAGAATGTATACATGTTGGCATAGATGGTAAACTATATCTTGTTACACATGGCGATCAATTTGATATCGTCATGAAGAACGCACAATGGTTAGCACACTTGGGATCATGGGCATATGATGTTAGCATAGATATCGGTCGTTGGGTCAGCAAGATTAGATCAAAATTTAATCTGCCCCATTGGTCACTGAGTTCATATCTTAAACACACAGTAAAAGAATCAGTGAACTTCATAGGAGACTATGAAACAACGCTGGCCAACTATGTGAGGAGCAAGAATTTAGATGGAATTATATGTGGTCATATTCATCACGCTAATATTCGGGATATATCTAATATCAGGTACATGAACTGCGGGGATTGGGTAGAATCCTGTACAGCATTAGTGGAACATCATGATGGAAGATTTGAAATAATTAGATGGAGTGATTATGTGTATACTGTTCCTCATAGTAGTTCATAATAGTGTTCCAACAGATATACCAGGTAAGATAGCGTTAGAGTTGTCAAAACTAACGGATTTACAGAATACTCTGAGGATGAATATGTTGGCTAAAAGAAGTAAAAATAAATATATTGGTAAATACAATTATCAATATAGGATTTTTTATGACAAACGATTTTGGCCATTGGACTACTACTTTTAATGAGATAGATATTGATCATTGGTTTGGTTTTATATATCGAATAACCAACTTAGAAAACAACATGATGTATATAGGTCGAAAACAATTCCATTCAACTAACCGTAAAAAGATCGCAAATAGAATTAACAGGAAAAAGGTAGTAAAGGAATCAGATTGGAAAACCTATACATCCAGTTCATCAATCATTAATCAACTAATCAGTGATTTTGAGAAAGACAAATTTAAGTTTGAAATTATTGAATTATGTAAAACTAAAGCTGAACTTGTTTATAGAGAAGTAGAGATCCAATGGGAAGAAAAAGTTTTATCTGCTACATTACCCAATGGGGAGAGAAAATATTACAACGGAAATATTGGAGCTATAAAATTTAGGTTAGATAAGCACACCAATAAAACAAAAGAAAAAATGTCAGAAAAAGCACAAGGCAATAAGAATGCGTGTGGTAGTATTCGATCAGAATCTACTAAGAAAAAAATGAGTGAAGCTAAGAGTGGGATTCCAAAATCATTGGAACATAAACAAAAACTAAGTGAAATCAATCAATATAAAGAATTGTCAGATGAAACAAAAGAAAAAATAGGAATTGCTCATCGAGGAAAAGAAATCAAAAGAGAAACAAAAGAAAAAATGTCAAAAAGAGCAAAAGAAAGAAAGTATATCCCCGCAATTAGTTGTATCGTTGATAATATCGAATACGATAGTTTGGCTGCTGCATCTATAGCACTTGATATTTCTAAAGGGGTTCTAAAAAGACGAATCTTGTCGCCAAAATACAGCAATTATTCATTCAAAGTTTAAAAATAATTTGATTA